CTTTTATACTTCATAATAAGTTCATATTCAATATCAAAAGCATCAGATTCCGTCAAACAATCTTTTACTATATTAATTGTTGCTTTGTGACCATCGCGTTCTATAGATTTACATTTTCTAGTAAAAAATTCATTTCTATGTTTTTCGTAAGTATTATAGACTCGCTTACCTTTACCTTTGCCAACATAAAACACTTCATCATTTCTTGGATCAACATATTCATATACGTAATATACACTTTTCATAGTTCGCTCCTATTTCGCACACTATTTATAAAATGTATATTCTCTACACGGCGTCGGGATTGTCTTCTTCAAGATGTCCCCCGATTTATAGGGTTTTCAACATCATATTACTATGATGTGCCGCCAAATTAACGGGCAATTAGTTTGATAATCTTTGCGTTGCCTTCCATTTTTTTGAGTTCGGCAAAGTTCCATGAACACGCAAAACTACAGTAAAAGCGAATCCCTTCCAATGCATTAACTGCATTCAGAGTTAGCCACAATCTCTTTTTGTGCTCATATTTTGATAATTTTGTTTTCATCATTACTCCTTTTCTTCTTGGTTAATCTCAATTTCTGCATCATAACCATGTGCATTCACTAAATTTGTATATTCGATCAAATCATCATAATACTTGCTGATGCTACCAGCACAATCTACGATTTCTGGGATGTCAAGCATCTCATCAAAGATCTTGGAAGGGTCAGGATAAACGTTGCGAATGATATGAGTGTAAGAACGGGAATGAATCGTCTCGAAAAATGCCCAAGTCTGGATGAAGGTTTCCAATTCAGGAAGCGAACAAATTGGGAGAAAAGCCAAAGATGGAGCGCGACCCTGTACCGAATCCAATAGAATCTGGCGCTTGAGATTACTGGTGAAAATGTGCTTTTCATGATCTGTTAGCCCTTTAAAATCTTTACTATCACGAGACAAGTCAATTTCTTCCGGACGCCAGTAGAAACCAAGATGTTGATCAATTAGCTTCTCAAAAATTGGATATCGTTGCTTTTCGTATCGTGCAATATTAACTGGCTCTCCAAAAAAACAAGTTTCCTTTGTAGCATCAATTTTATTAATATCAAAAACGCTCATTCTTTATTAATCCATTCAATTTGATTTAGTGGAACTGTTCTATTTTCAATTATACCAAAAGAATCTTTAAGTGTCAAGTCAATTGCTGTGCTATTTTCTCTAGTCTTATATTCAACAACAAACCAGAGTTTTCCAGCATCATCCCAATTATCACAATTAATTCTTATATAACTCTCCATAATTATTTCCTAAAAATATAAAGGATATGTCCACAATCCCATGTCCTAACATAACCAGAATCGATCATATTTTCATATTCCGTCTTGTTTGCATCAAAATTATGAATGATGTTTTTCAACCTATGCTTCATTGTCTGATATCTAGATAGAGTTCGATTGCCCCTATGATAACAATAAGACTGTGGGGTAATACTCAATTCATCAAATCCACATAAAGTATATATGTTCTTTTTACGAGAAGTATATCGCCTATCAGCAAATGAATAAATGTTTTGGCATGACATTTTAGATATACATTTCTGTAGCGCACCAACAAGTTTAACATTTGTGCAATATCGGATCAATTCCAATCCATCTCTAAATTTTCCAAACGTTGCAACTCCAACCAAAACTCCATTATTATAAAAACCATATCGAATAGATCCAATTCGTTTTGAATCTTGGATATGATTATTATTAAGAAATTGTCTGGCAACACTATTAGAAATTTGATGTAATTCTAAATATTTAGCATAAATTACATCATTTTCCTTGCACAACATCGAACGAATTTTATTTAGAACTTTATCTTTATTTTCTAAATATACGTTTTCTTGTATAGTGACAAGATGTATACCCAAATTCTCGCATTTATTAAGTTTGTCTATTACATGTTCTTTTGGCCGCAAACTATCACAATGCCAATATGTTCCATTATATTCTATAGCAAGATTCATAGATGGAATATAAATATCCAATTCTCCATCTATAACGTTTCTGGTATTATTTTCAAAATCAAACCCCAATGATTTCACAAAATCCCCAATCTCAATTTCTCCCTTAGAACGAAAGGTTGGTTTCCATCTTTTGTTTTGCGGAAGATTTGGGTCTAATTCTAAATTATGTAAAATTTTATTAAAATGAGATTGACTATACCCAATCTCATCACACAGTTTATACGATGGCATACCAGAAGAATAATTATCTACAATATATTCTGCTTGCTCTCTCCAACCTTTATAGTTTGCGTTTATATTATTTTTCTTGAAAGATTCTGATTGAGTAAAATGTTCTACTCCATATCTTTCTAAACAGGTTGCCTTAGTTTTGTCATTATACTCTTCAGTTTTATTATAATGATCAACTCCATATCTTTCTAAACAAGTATATTTGGCTCTATCTCTTATAATTGGCGATTTAAATGCATTATCCACTCCATATATTTCTAGACAAGTGGATTTAACCTCATCTTTAAATTGTTCACTACTAAAGTTTTTCACATATCCATATCGTTCAACCATAGTAGTTTCTCTTTTACGATTTAATTCATCCTTTTTGTCTATCCACATACATCCAGAACAGGTTTCTGGATAACGTCTTTTTGATATAGAATATGATAAGGGTTTTTCACAATATTTACAGTTTGGGTGCTCTGTCGCTCCAATTTCAAATAAATGTAATCGTTCATTCAGTGAATAATCTCCAAAATTGATCTTGGAATGAATATAATCGAATAGCCAATTATATTCATTCCATTGTGTTATATCATTAGCAGACTTTCTAATTCTACCCTTTTCATTACTAATGATTGACCGCAGAATTTTAACCATCATTACAGTATCAAAATCAACAATATTGGTTTCATTTAGAGGATATAAAGGAGAAAAATCAAATCTCATATTTTACACGAATCGCAATCATTTTCGTCAATTCCATCAGAACTTAATTGTACATCAAGATTGATTTCTCCAGCACCATCATTGGTATTGAGATAATATCCGCATTTTCCACCAAAACGATAATGCATTAACATATCACCCAATAGAACCGACATGGGAATCTTATTATCTGGATAGTGGGCTGGATTATAAGAGAAATTAACCGAAATTGCCTGATCAATAAACTTCTGAAGCACAGCACAAATCTTTAGATAACCCTCTGGTGACTTTTGATCCCATAGAAGTTCATACTTGTTCTTATACTTAGCAATACCGGGAACGACCTGCTTCAGAGTTCCGTCCTTTGATTGTTTTACTGACACCAATGCTCTTGGTGGTTCAATGCCATTCGTCGAGTTGGAAATCTGAGCGGACGTTTCAGCAGGCATTAGAGCCATCAGAGTTGAATTGCGAATACCATAAAGAAAAGCATCCCCACGAAGAGTATCCCAATCCATTTTATAATCTGGATTTGGTATAAGTTCGTCAACTTCTCTCTTATATGTATCAATAGGCATTACGCCCTCGCCATATCTAGTTTCGGTATGTTTAGGACAAGGACCGACACCAGATTCCTTTGCTAAATCTACAGAAGCCTTGATAAGGTAATAAGACCATGCCTCAGCATATTCGTGAACCAATTCAAGATTCGGATCGGAATAGTTACTGCCATTGCGAGAAAGCCAATAAGCCAAGTTGATAATACCGACACCCAGAGGGCGACGATTAAGAGTAGACATACGAGCGGCGTTGACAGGGTAAGACTGATAATCAAGAAGCGCATCCAAAGCTCTGACTGCAAGTGTGCAGGGTTTCTCGAAGTCGCTTGGCTTCTTGATCTTGCCCCAGTTGATGGCCGACAAAGTACACAACGACACCTCTGATTTACTATCAGATTCAAAAACTTCTGTAACATAGACATGATCCTTATCCGATACATCAATTTCATCTACTATTTCATATTTAAAGTTCATTTTGTTTCCTTAAATGCTTTGCAAGATTACCCAAATCCCATTCGCGCCGACAACATAAACAACAAGCCTTTTTGCCAGAATTAAGATATGAAAATCCATGAGGTTTCTTTTTAAAATTATATTTACCTCTCTTAACTCCTCGTCTAGTTTCAGCAGATTTTTTACCTACTTCTTTACTTTTTTCCGTGCTACCTAATTTTAATCCTTTATTCCAGGCTTTTTGACCCATATGACCTAAAGAATTGTTGATTCTGTGTTCCGTCGATTGCGGACCTATCTTTCTACCTTTAGTTTTTATACTCATGGCGACATAATCTCTAAAAGCAGACGTATCTCCACCACTTCCATTTTCTTCAATAAAATTGGCCCAGTTAGGAGAATTAACCACATCCCATAATTTGGAATAGTATAACCCTTGTTCTTTTATTTGTAATATATCATCAGATTGAAATAGAATCTCTGTTTGAATATCTTTACCATATTTGTTCAGTTCTCTTTTCCATCTCTTTCCTGAACCCAAGTATTTGAATGGATCTTGCTCTGTCTTACCAAGATATTTTAGCCCTGTAACTTTATGCGTTTTAACATATAGTGTAATCATAGTAGTGTTCTCCTCACTACTATTTATACTTTATCTGCTTTTAATTGGGGTATTTAGATTATTTTTCTTCCATTCAAGATATTTTTGATACTCTTCTTTAGTCATTTTCATTGTTTTGACTACTGGGCCACCATCATGAATATCCTTCAGTGGTGTGGTGGGCAAACATATTTCCTGGCACAAATTTGACATACGAATAGGAGCCAAATCCTTGATAAAGGAACCATGATCGTTTGCATGATCAACATTCATAAAATAAATACGACCAGTATCCTTTCGTTCTTGCATGAATGCAGAAAACAATTCAATCGCAGGAACAACCTTCTTGCGAATCTTCTTGTCCTTTTCATACTTCTCATAGAGAGTTCTGAACTTATCTACGTCAACGAAAAACGAATCATAAAGATCAGGCACATCACTTGGAGAAAACAAAGTAATATTTCCACCAGAGAGCAACCGTTCATACATTACCTTATTGAACTGAACAGAATAATCTAGATGACGAATACGATTATCTTCAGTTCCCTTGTTGTTCTTAAGGACAAGAAGATCCTCCACTTCGTAATGCCAAAGGGGGTAATGGAGCGTCGCTGCCCCGGACCTTGTGCCGCCTTGCGAGCACGACTTAACCGCACTCTGAAAATACTTGTAAAAGGGTATGACGCCAGTATGAGAAGTGTCACCATTACGGACGGGAGAACCAATAGCCCTAATCCTACCAGCACCAATGCCGATTCCAGCCTTTTGTGAAACATATTTTACAATGGCCGATGATGTAGCATTGATTGAGTCCAATGAATCATCGGTTTCGATAAGTACGCAAGAACTAAATTGGCGCTGAGGCGACCTGACTCCTGCCATGATTGGAGTAGGAAGACTGATATCAAAAGTGCTGATTGCATCGTATAGTTCCTTTACCCACTTGAGTCGATCTTTGGTGTAGTTCTGAAAGAGAGTCATGGCAATCAACATGAAAGCCATCTGAGGAGTTTCATAGAACTGACCGGTTACGCGATTCTTGATTAGATACTTGCCTCGGAATTGTTCCATCGCAGCATATGTGAGAAGATTGTCTCGGTCATGATCAATATACTGACCGAGTTCTAACCATTCTTCTGCTGAGTAAGCATGTTTAATCTCCGAGTCATAATAACCCCGGTTCATTACTACTTGGTAATGATAGTTCAGAGGTTCTGGGTTATATTTACCATAGACTTCCTTACGAAGATGATAGTTAATCAATCGGCCAGCAACATATTGATAATTAGGAGATTCTTCTGAGATTAGATCTGCAGCAGCCTTGATCAGAGTTTCCTGAATGGCAGAAGTAGTAATTCCTGTATAAAACTGCAAATGGCTATTATGCTCAAGATCAGAGATTGATACTCCACTTAGTCCCTCACATGCCCATCCCACAACCTTATGAATCTTCTCAATATTCAAAGATTCCTTAGTGCCGTCTCTTTTAGTAACCTGAACCATTCATATTCCTCATTATTGAAAGCATATTCTATATATATTAATTTATTATTGCCAGTGCCTAATTACACCACAGATAATGACAAGATTCGTAATGATGGACTGAACAATCAGAATAGTGCGAACAATTCCAACTTGATCCGATTCACGATCACAGTCGCTGGCTTTCTCGCCAAGTGCTTTAAACCAGATTCTCTTAAATCTATTCATCTTTAGACTCTACTTCAATCGCATCAAAATTATATTTATGGGTTACATCTACAAACTCAGATAATACCACAGAACCATCATCATGAAGTTGCCATTCTAGTAAAGTTTCTTCATCCCAACCCATCTGATTCAGAAGTTCTGGTGGAAACTCTAGATAGCATTCTCCATTTATATCTTCTTTTACAATCGAAGTAAAGACTTTTTTGTCAGTCATCTTTGTTTTCCTTACAATTAGGTACACCAAAAAGCAACAGCAGCAGAAACCACCAAGCATTATCTGTGTGCCAGAATAGAGCAGTAGAAGCAGTAAGCAATGCAATATTCTGAATAACAGCCATGGTCCAAATGATAGACTTCTCAGACATTTTTCATCCTATCTTCTTTTATCAATCTGCCAATTTCTTTTTGCAGCAGAGTGTATATGCCATTCTTCCCGGTAAGTGCATCTTGAATCCGATCTAGTTCAGCAACAGTTTCTGCTTCTACCATAAGACGATCAGCAACTTCTTTTAGAACGCCAAGAAACGTCTGTAAAAGTTCAACTGCTTCTTTGTCAGTCATATCAAATCCGATCTTAGATATACAAGTTCTCTTTCCAAACTAGAAATATCATCATGCAACTGTATAACTTCCGCCTGCAACTCTTTGATTAGTTTCAACAGATAGGGGGCGCAAGTGTGGGAATGAACAGAACCATCAGGAATCTCTTCATGGCAGACGCTGCATGTTACTTTGACTGTTGATGCTATTGTTGCTTGATAAACTACTTCTTTGTTTGATCTAGTAAGAAAGAACTCATCGTGCCAGTTACACCCACCACAATGTCCATTTTGAACTACAGGAGATGTGGCTCCACACTTTGAACATCTTTCAAGATTACTCATCTTTCATTGCCTCCACAATATCAGGAAACTGTTCCGTAATGATTTCCCAGCACTGTTCTGCAACAATACGATGTTCCCTCTGTGTTTCTGGGGCCATCCTAAGTATGCAATAGTGGATCCAACTCCGAAGTGAACCCTTCATAATGAGAACAGATTCAGTTAGACCCTCAGGGAGAACTGATCTTGCCTGTTCCTTAGCAATGCCATGATCGATTGCCCACCTATATGATTTCAATGCTTCGTTTTTGACAATATTTTGAGCATCAGCCCATAATGCTTCTAAATGATCATCACTAACCTCAACACTATTCTGACGATTCTTCGGGTCCTGCAACCGTGCTTCACGAGTAACAAAGTTTAAATCCTTGGTAGGATCGGCATAGCGTTGGCTGTATTCCTGAAATACAAAAGAACGATGCCGCAACATCTGTCGAGCAATATCTCTAGTTGTGCGAACTTCTAGTGACACATCGACCATTTCAAGTGGACTAAAGTGCTTATGAGTGATCAGATATTTTAGCAGCTTGGGGGCTGATTGATGGTTCTGCTGATTGCCGGGATTACTAATCCTAGCACACCACGCAATTAGTTCCTGAGCACTTACACAGCCGGTATAATCATAATCAGGCTGTGTGATACTTACCAAATTTACTTCAGACATTAAAATTCCACTCCTAGTTCATCTTGATGTGTTGTGAGTCCATACTGCTCGTGATTTATATAGTGATTGCACCTAGTGTAGCGTTCTGGATCATAAACCTTCCACCAGAACCAACTCCAAAACCATTTATACTTGAATCTTTCCCATCGTGTAGTATTCCTCACATAATCACACCTAGACGGTTTGGTGTAAGATTCTCCGATAACATTATTTGCAAATCCGTCAGAATTATTCATTTTCGTCTCCATCCCAATCGTAGTTCTCTTCCTAAATCTCCAACTTTCTGCCAAGCACCAAACCTAAGTTTAGCCATGGGACCTCTATATGTATTAGCGTCAATAATCGCCTTTGGATTCATATTATTATTAACCATATCATTAATGTCCTTGTGTGTCAAGTCATTTGGCCATATGCACACAGAATAATCATCCTCAATCGCTTTTCTAATCTTATTGACAATCTGAACATTCCTAGATTCATTATCAAAACAAATAACTGTATTATTTTTATCCAGAAAATCAAATATTACATCAGAACCGGCCATAGCCAGACAATTTGGAATAAAAAGAGAATCCAAAGGACCTTCCACTAAATATGTTTTCTGATCTCTTTTCCATTGATCCAGACCATATATTTTAGTCATATCGGAATCAATCATAATGGTTATATATCGTAGTTCATTATTAGGATCAAATGTTCTTCCCTGATATCCAAACATATTACCATATTGATCAAAAAACGGTATCAATAATCTAGGTTCATCACCATTCTTCAAATTGAATTTATCGGGAATAATTGAATTTGTCCATGCAAAAAACTTAGGAACATAATAAAGCCTAAAATGTTGGCTAGATGGAATGCCGCGAGATTCAACATATGCCTTAGCTGGATGGCCAACAGGAAGTTGAGAAATCTTCTTTAATCCCTTTAGATAATCATCTCTCTTTGGCTTAAGAATATATTGTTCTGCAACAGGCTTTTCTGTTTCTCTATTCGAAGAATTATTATCTGTGAAACACTCCAGATCATATTCCTTACGGAGTTCTGGATTAAATTCACTTAATAAACTCTTCATGTTCCTAGTGATACCACAGTTGAAACACTTGGCAAGAATACAATCTTTATGTTGATAAAGATGGAATCGTTTCTTGTAAAGATTCTTCTTGGAATCTCCACAGACAGGACATCTACTAAATGCCTTAAAAGGACTACTAGACTTTACTTGATATTGAGGTAACTGAGAACTCAACATAGATAAATACTTCAAATCAATCCAAAACGCCATCAAATATCCTTTACATAAATTATGCAGCGATATTATCAGTATATCATGTCTGAGAAATGTGTCAAGTCATTTAAGAAATTATTTGCTGTTGAGTGTCCAACCAAACACAGAAGTAATCTGAGAAACGATGAATCCGACGATAGTCGCTGCACCAACAACTATCCACCGCCATTTATCAATATCATTCAGTTTTGTGTCTATCTTATTAAGAATATCATTTTGAGCATTGATTTGCTCATCAAGTTGCTTCTTCAAAGTAAGAAGATCTTCTTTTAATTCTTGTCTAAGATCTTCCATACGGTCGTAAACTCTATTATTGCTTTGGGAGCTTTCTTCACGATGCTTCTCTAAAGAGTCTTGCATCTTCTCAAGACTTGCATAGTTTCGCTTTAAGTCTTGCTCGACCAATGATATTCTAGTTTCTTGAGAAATGGTCATAGTCACCTCTTTTTATTGGGTTTTACTAAATCATTCTCAATATTTTTCACAAGATTATTTTCTTTGGATTGTGTGGTAAATCCAGTTGGATTCTTTTCAGTCTGTGCATTGGCTTTAACCAACTCTTTTTGTTCTGGCTTAGTTTCTTCATGGCATCTCCAGCGACGAAGTGACATTGCTTTACGAGTTGGCCTGCCTTTATCATCTTTCATTGGACCGGGCATACCAGACATTCTTGCACAAAATGATTTGCGGCGCTTTCCAGATTTTGAATCTGGATCTACATGTTTTGCTGTAACTGCAGTATGAACACCAAAATGTTCTGCTCCTTTACGAGTTAACCCTGCACCAGATTCTGTTGAGCGATAATATCCTTTAGAATCTGCACCACGTTCTAAGAGAGTTTCTTCATTAGCAGGAACACAGTTAGGAACTTCTTTTTTGCCCTTCTTCTTCATACCTACCATCTCATATCCCTTCCAGCAGGGATCTGAGTCTTCTTTGGTCATGAAGGATTCTGGTGGAACAGTCTGATTTCCGCCTTTAACTCCAGTCTTCTTTTCAAAGTCTTTGAATCCAACTACCGTTTCAATTTTACGGGGAGAAGTTTCTTCAGTTTTTACTTCTCTAGTTCTAATAGCACGAGCATGTAAAGATGGTGTAGAAGGTCTAGTAGACTTAACGATTTGTTGCTGTCTTTTCTTTGAAACAGGAACCGTGGTATTGTCATCACCAGTACCAGATACCCCTCTAGTATTAGTAGTAGGAACCGCTGAAGATCCGGGATTTGAAGCAGCAGACGCAGTGGCACCCATTGCACCACCGAAGCCACCCGCACCATCTTCTCCAATAAATTCTCTAAAACTCTTCATATCTTATTCAATGCCTTCTTTATATAATCATCAGCCATTATATCATAACAGTTGATGGTTTTACCATAGAAACCTATTTTTTCAACTTCTTTGGGCAAGTATCCCAAAAATTCTAGAAATGGTTTTAAACAACGATGATGTTCTTCTAATCTAAAGAATAACATTCTTGTTGTTGCTACTACACCAAATACATTGTATAAGATAATAATATGATTTAATATCAAACGATCTTTTAGATCACCAGTCTCTTCATATTTATTAAATAATCTTTTTATATATTTGAACCGCCTTAAGTCTGACATAAACTCTTCAGTATCAAAGCAACCCGGATTGTTATAATGTTTAGCCCCGTATAGAACAAAGTTGGTTTCATCTAATTTATCAAACATTATGACAATCTTATTCTAACAATCCCGTTGCTGTCGTAATAAAGATTATTTATATTAACACTATTACTATTGGCGACTGCATCATTAGCAAAGGGGCCGGACAAACCGACCCCTGCATTTTTATATAGATTATTAGCATATAGAGCATATGTGTTACCATCTGCTCTTTGAAGAACAAAGAGGTCTGAGTTTGCTACAGTCGATGTATTAGACGTAGATATTATATCGCTATATTTCTTCCCAGCCATCTTATATTCTCAATTATACTAGAGTTGAACCACCAGTTGGTGAAGAAGAATTATTACCCATCTTTTGAACACAGGCCAGAACTTCATAACGCTTACGACCAGCATGGCCACCCATTGTACTAATGGTAATTGAACCACCGGTTGATGCAACGAGATTGGCTGTAGTAAATGTTGCGCCAGAACCTGTGCCATTAGCAATGCCATTGGCAGCATATATTGTTATAACAACCTGATTATTTGCGGTGGTATTTGCAAATGTTCCAGTCTTGCTGAATGTAAATGTTAGAGAGCCTCCAGTTGTGTTTGTTGAAACATTGGCTGTGGCATTAATGATTGAGTTTGAAACAACAACATAGTCTGTGTTTGAATATCCTGTTGCTGTTCCTGTGTAGTTGATGTTTGCAGCATGTTTTTCACGATTGAAGCCAGCAACAACAGATGATGTGTTGGGGAAGCCAGCACCACCATAAACGACGGAAGATGATACAAGATTTCCTGTGGCATTTGTTGTTAATGTTGCAGTGCCATTTGCTGAACCATTTGAAAAAGTAATGGTATCACCATTAGCAAAACCAACACCAGCGGATACGGTTAAACCAGTAACAGGACCAGTTCCAATTGTCTCAAGAACCCATCCGGGGGTTAATCCGGGTGAACTTCCCTTAGATGATTCGATTGTCAGAATTTCATCAGTTGATACGCCATATAAACCAATAGTTAGATTGTTGATGAATGCGCCTTCAGTATTATTAGCATAAAGCTCTGCACCAGCAACTCTGGTATCTACAGTTGCAGAAAAGCCAGTTGCAGTCGAGTTTCCAGATGCAGTACCAAATGTGGTATTGGTAATTGCATACTGAAGATTGGCAGCACCTGCACTGAAAGATCCGGGAAGGAATTTGCTTACGCTCTGAATATATCCAGTTGCATTTGTGAATAGAGCATATGCGGCATTGGCATAAGTTGTGCCGGGAGTGCCGACATTAACTCGTAATACGTCATTATTTGAGTATCCAGCACCGCTTGGAAACACTACTTTTGATGCGGGTCCAACATGTTCATATGCCTGAACATAATTTGGATTCGCCAGAACACCTTTATACTTAGGTGCATTATTGGCTTGATCGACATTTCCCCATAAACTCATTATAGTTCTCCTTAAACTTTGTACTTATCTAGATAGTCCATGAAATTTAGCTTACCCATTTCAACATTCATCCAATCCTGACGTTGTTCAGGTGTAACGATTGAAATGTTTGTGGCTTCTTCATAGAGTGCGCGCTTTCTGAACGATTCTGCCATAACATCAGCAATAGCAGACTCTAGGGCAGGAACGCGCTTAGTAATTCCTGTTGTATTATATGCCTCACCAGTCTTACCAGCAACTACATGAGTTGTAGTTCCAGTTGGTTTTGAAGGCGCAGTTGACTTTTCTGAAGTCTTTTTGTATATTTCGCCTTCTTTGCCGGGAACGACATCTGATAGAGATGTATCAAGTTGATCTGCTTCTGTTTCTTCAGTAGCATTTACTTTGGCCTGACCAGATAGCTTTTTTAATCCAGTATCAATGCCTCTAAATCTATTGTGTTTTTTCACAAATGCCCTATCATATTTTTTTGCCCCTTCTGGATCGTTTGCTCCGGGTGCAGTAGCATCAAAATTTGCAACTTCCGTTCCACGCTGTATAGCCATATCTACAGCAGCCTTTTTAACGTGTTTTGCAACAAATTCTTTCGATAATTCATCAATCTGTTCGGCTTCTTCATTAACCTTAGAGACTAACTTTCCACGTTTAACATGGAAATTCTTAGTTGTGTATTCAGCAGTATCTGTGGCATCTTCTCTGCCTTCTCTACCATCACCATGATAAGAAACTGGACCTTCACCCAGATGCTTGCCATCATGATAATGATGGACTGAGTGTTCTTGCCATTCGGGATTATAGCGAACTTCAGCATGATGTCCGTCAGTTCCAACATGCCGAGAAATCAGACGAGTTCCTGCGATTGGGCTGGGAGCCTTGGCTTCAGCGATAGATTCTTCATGAGTCTTTACAGGCTTAACAATTGAAGTTTGCTTTTTATCTTTGACTGGCTTTGCATCAGTTGGTGAATGTGATGTGGTATCATATGTCTCGCCCTTACCAGAATCTTCTTTCATATGCTTGGCACGAATCTTGGCTAGAATTGCACCAGCTACTTTCTTACCACGTTCAGCAGATCCATATTCTTCACCAGCAGACTTAGCAATCTTAGCAAAGTTCTTACCGGGCTTTCCTAGATCCTTACCAGCGGCACCAGCCTTGGCCGAATAGGCAGATTCCTCGAACTTTTCACGAGCTTCTCTAAGGGTCATTTTCTTTTTATCGGACATTCTACTCTCCCTGAGGATTTTATATTTTCTATTCTGTATTTATAATTTTTGAAACTCAGTCGTAATCGTGATGTTCCGCATCGACATGAGTTTCTCCGCGCAATCTAGCAGCCATAACTGCATGATGACCATCATCAATATAATGTTTTCCACCATGAGTAATGACTTTGATATGATCTGGATTTTTATTAGCGATCTTATCTCTCAACTTCTTCTTATCATCTACTCGCATTACCAGATTAGTTGGTTTCAGATCTTTAATTCTAAATCTCTGCCTAGAAATCTTTGGAGTTTTGGTTTTTGCAGCATCTTCGATTTCAGCTTCATGCTCTTCAAAATCCGGAGTTTTGATAGGAATATGCCCATTCTTGCCACGCATTCGACCAATCCTATTCGCAAACTTTTCAGGATCGACTTTAGATTCTTTCAGAAATTCAGCAAAAGATAACATATTACTTACCAATCTTAGCCAGATGCTGTCTTACCTTAGTTGAACTAAGTTCGCCCATGAATTGCTCTGTAATATGCTCTTCGCCCATAGAATCTACATATCCAAAAGTATTCATTGTGCCACGAACACTCTGAGATTTACGATGGAATGGTTGGATTGATTCTTTAACAAGTCTACCATCTTTATCTAAAGGACGACCTTTATGATCAGTTACAGTATGTGTTATTTTTTTGGCATTTTCTGGAGAAAGTTCAATTTTAATTTTGTCTTTTGCTTCATGAATTTCTTCACTCATTTGAGAAAGCACATAATCTGATGCAGTCTGAATATAATCAGTGGCTAAAGTAATCTTAGATTGAACCCATTCAGGAAGATCGGTATCTGGCTTTAGAACGCTCATAAGTTCACCGAGATGATGTTGGATCTGCTTGAGTTGTGATATGGCCATATCGCCTTCATAACCATATTCATGATCTTTATCTTCAGCAACTTTCTTAGCAGTGGATGTGGCAATAGCCATTTTCTTGCCCATAGGCATATTAGGATTTTCCTTTGCCATTGCTTTAGCGATTTCCTCACGCTTTGATTTTTCTGCTGGGGTTAGATGCTTCTCTTCCAGTTCTACTTCTTCACCAAGACTAGGGTGGTCTAAACTAAAATCTTTCCACTTAACAAAGTTTGGATGCTTCTCCATACGATCCTTGGCGTGTTGAAAACTTTTAGCGACTAATGGTCTATGGCCCGGCACATCGAATGCAACTCTATCTGGATTGTATCCTTGAGTTTTAGATTTTGTTTTATATATATGACCTTCTTCGTCTCCATATTGACCCTTGAAAATTGCAGTACCATATCTTTTCACAGATTCATCCAATTCAACTTCTTCTTTAACGTTGATTCTTTTGTTGTTGCGATGATCCCATCTCACACCAGATTTCCACTCGGCTGCAGAAATGCCTTCTGGATGCTTTTCACTTTTCTTTGAACCATACATCTGGGCGTGTGTATACCATCCTTCGTCTTCTTCACCAACAAACTTCTGAGCAGCATCTTTAGCGGCTTCGATGTCACCATGCAGGGTAATCTTTCTACCATCCGAATACTCAACATGATGTGGCAACCAATCACTATTACTAGGATGAACTGTGGCGCTCTTACCTTTACCTTCAAAGGTTGTTGGCTTTAGTTTCTTGGCTTCATCAAGATCTACTTCTTCGTTCTGATTATGTCTTCCCACACCACTAGAATATGTATTCAATTCATAAGGATGTGAACCGCCTTTATTATAAACCTGAATATGAATCGTATGTTTTTTGCCTGTAGTGGCGTGTGTAGCAGGAAGATTTACTGAAGTTGTATTACCTTCACTTGGCTTCTTTGACATGACACCAACGTGATGAAATCTATCATCATCAGATACAGTTAAGCCGCTCTTACCATGATGACCAAGTGCATGATTAATCGCATCAGTATATGACTTATGATATAGCGCATAATCAGAACCACGAGATTCATCAAGTTCGACTTCTTCTTTAGCTAATTTTTCGCCCGCTTCGCGCTTTCTAATTGCATTTTTAGATCGATCAATTTCGGCCTGACGAAACTTTTGCATCTCTGGAGAATCTTTGCCTTCTTTTTGTTTTTCTGTATCAAATTCAAGAGTCCCCAAATTCACAATTTTGTTAAATTTGGCAGCAGTCTTATATCTATCTTTTAATTCATCAGAAATCTCATCAATCTGATCAATATCTTCCTTATAATAATCAGACATCTTTGGCTCTCTTAGATGATCTTTATGAACCGAAATGTCTTTATATGTATCATCATTCTTTGATCTTACACCACCACCTTGATGGACACTAAGAATTACATGATCTTGTTTATTTGGATCATATCCAGTGACATATCCAGCACCACCTTCGCCTTTATGGTCACCAGTAGTAGTAAGATACTTTCCTTTATGCCTTTCAACATCAGCATATCTACGACGAAATTCTTTTTCATCGAAATGTGCAACTTCATTCAGTGCATCTTTTACTTTCTTGTAGATATTATCCATTTTTATTCCCCGTTTTGCTTGAAGCTCTTAGCATCCATTGATGTTTTTGATGTGAATCTAATCTATCTTGCAAGAAGTTCTCAATGCCCTTATGCATTGGATCTTTACCCGCTTCTGAAATAGCAGATACAATAGACCTCATAACAACTTCATTATCTTTTAATAGGATATTTATCATTTGTTTAAGATCTGGAATGGTTTCTATTGTCTCGATATTTGAAAGCTCCTGAAAGCGTTTATAACTTCCGGGAGCATATTCGTCTAGAGTTCTGATATGTTCAGCAATTCCATCTACCGCCTCAAAAACTTCATCATAGATTTCATTGAATAGTTTATGATATTCGTAGAAGTCTGGCCCCTCAACATTCCAATGAAAATAATGGGTCTTCAAATAAAATGTAAAACTGTCCGCCAGAACAACTTTTAAATTATCACCAAGTTTACTCATCACCAGATTCCTCACTCATTTTATTACGCCATGATTGTGAGGGCTGCTGCAATTTAGTAAGATGTGTTGCGATTGATTTTTTATTTTTTTTCTGAAGTTGTCTTAGTAATCTTTTAATTCTAAGAATTTCTGCTCTACCGAGAGAAACTAATTCAGTTCCATGATGTGAAGTAAGATTTGGTTTCTCAAGACTGACAGATTCTTTCATTGGCTCAATATCGGCCTTATCTAAATGAAGATTATGTCCATATCCAGAAACTGATACGATATACTTTCCGCTGTCTTTATCAAAGAAATCAATGTTACCATGCCCCTCATATCCGGGTTTGTTGATTTTTACCTTAGAGCCTCTTTGAAGTCCCCCATCAACCGGAGATTTAATCTCTTGAGCATCATCATTATCTTGTTTACCAGATGTGGGAATGCCTACGTGCATGGCAGCAAAGTCGGCAGATTCTTTCATTGGAGTTATTTTAACATGATCGTGATCTGGATGGACATAAAGATTTCCACCGTCATCTAGACTGATTTGTCTATGAGTTTTTCCTTCATGGTCCTTATGAGACGAATGAATTCTACCATATTTTTCTTCACCAGCATAATTTATCTTTACTCTTTGACCAGCGCCACAAACATCTAGATTTGATCTCACGGGAATCCCCTCCATGCTATTGTTTGGACTGCCACTTTCGCCAGTATCACCATTTGAAATATCAGCCGCAAACATTCCTTCTTTGACTGTTTTTTTCTTAGGAAGAACTGTTGGAACTGGTGATGTTGTTGGTATTGATGAATCTGGTTTGCCACTGGGTAAGTCTACAGATGGAAAAAGATCATCGGCACCTTCTTTTATACCAACCTGAACCAATCTATTATATGCCTTTCTACGACGAAGATTGGTATTTTCCGAATCCTTTTTTTCTAGATCTTTATCATATCCAATATCGCCAACTTCTCCATCAATAGGATTATTAACAAGCGGTCTGGTGCTTCTAATCGCTCTGGTAGGAATAGCAGAAATCGGATATCCATCTTCCTTCATGGTATCACGATTAACTATAACCTCATTGGGTTCTTTTCCAGTGAGAGTAATATTTCTTCTGGGTTCCATACCCAATTTTTTCCTAATTAAATTAACAAACTGGCCCATTATGGCTCCCTTTTTATCATTATTTATCTGATAAGTTATTTATAAAAAAACAGGGGCTACTAACCCCTGTTCATTAAATCCATGCCGGAACTTCTCGCTTAGTCCACTTATGCAAATTTACTTTACCATGACGATAATATTCTCGATAACATTCTACCGGATTGTTACTAATGATATATTCTTCTGGCATACAACATGGCATTGGAGTTGGATCATATTCACGCAAATTAAATGGTGGAGATTGAATCATATAACCCAGCTTATCCAATGTTTTGTGTCGTTTGCCGTAACGATAAGTGTACTCATCACCGAGAGCAAAAAGATGATCGACCAACCAAGCATAGTTAGCGACCGATTGACGAACCCATACAGCAGAAGGGTGATTGCAATGAGTAGCATTATAAAGGACATCGTTGCGATCATCGTCTATCACCCATACTTTCTTCTTACGAATCTTATCAGCGTCTGGGACTTTATATGTAACTTCAACTGGAGCACCGTCAAGAACTCTATGAGCAGTTGATAAAAGTTGAGCAGATTCTAGAATCATTTTGATCGTGTGTTTGTCTACTAGTGCTTGTGCGGCTTCAATTGGATTTTCATCCACATAAAAAATATTAATTTTTAGCCTCCATAATGAAAAATTAATCAGGATTAGGATCAGAATTGATGTCTTTGATTTCTACAATATCTTCTTCAATTTCATAATTGGCTGTGTAATTTTCCATTATTAGTTTTGAAGAATCATACAAAGCAGATGCCAAAATCATCAGATCTGCATAATCATCACACATTCCAATTTCCCTGTCAATAGAAGATTGGATTCTCTGGCGGATTTCTTTTTGTTCTCTAGTCAATGTAACCAAGTTCGAACTCCTTACTTTAGAGGAAGATCGATATTATTTATCTTTCGAGACAAGTCTAGAACCCATCCTTTACAAGGATCATAATAACTGACATTCCTACGATATTGCTCTTTAAGAGCTAACTTCTCAAATTCGTTGTATTCTTGGAACGTCATAATACTCATTAAATAATCTCCAAAAAAAGAAAGCAAAATCCACCCGGCAATATTAACCATTTACGAAAGACCATTCGGTTGCTTTATCGTGTTAACACAATATACTAAATCAAAACGAATGTCAAGTCTATCCTTCCAACCTCAGCCCAGAAAAATCTTTCTTCTGATTTCCAAACTGTGGCTTCTGAAATCCCGACTCATGAACATCCTCCTGAGCCTTATCATCTACATCATATAGTTTCATCTTTGATCTGTCAATGCCAGCAACAAACCTCCTGTGGTTGTTTAGATCGCCGTAGCGATTCTTTAGTTGCTTGATCATGATCTGCCCCATACCTTCCAGTTCCTCTGTGCTGATAAGAGCCAACATTAGATCAACCGTATGCACAAGACCCATTGATTCGGAGGTATTGGTGAGATCCATATCAGAAGTTGAATTATGTGTCAGAATATCATTAGCATAGAATAAATGATTTCCGGATACTTCGATGTCCAACATTTCCATGTTGCCGATACATTCTATAGAAACTATTTCATCAAGCATATAATTTTCCTTCGTTTTTTAAGATGACGTTCAGTTTGGGGTGTAATTTGTTGGGATATCGCATACTATATGTTTTTAAAGTTTGAAATTGTCTTTCTGTTATGTTGAGAATATTTTTGATAATTCTTTTTGTTATTCGATTTGCAATGATATTTCCATCAGCGGAATATGTGCTATAGACGTTAGCAAATCCAGATTCTCCTCCATTTTCATGAAATTGTTTTTTAGATATTGATATTTTATCTTTAGTTTCATTCAATTGAGGGCGCTTATATACATCACCATATAATCCATGTTGATGTTTATATTTTTTGGTATCACTCATTTGCTTTATAGATTCTTGTGTGTGATTTTTACTCCACATTCCATTCTTCTCACCCATAGTCGCCAGCCTCTTGTTTTCTATGGTCTCAGTCGAGTCTTTTCTTCCTCTCAATTTTGACATTGAAATTCTATGATTTTTCAATCGTTCTTCTGTCCATTTTGGAGAATTTTTCTTCTTTCCTTTTCCTCTTGATCCTCCTATTTTTCCAGCTTCAGACGCCGCCTGTATGAATTTTCCATTCAATGCAACAACGTCTCCTCTGTTGAAGTGTATTTCATAATGTTCTTTTGCAGAAACGCAAATAAGATTATATGGACTATTATTACTCTTATCACCATCTATGTGATGTATGTGATATCCTTTGGGTATAGATTTTTTATTGTGTTCTTCCCAAATCTTTCTATAATTTATTCTCTTCGTCATATACAACTCCGATGTCGATCTAACAACTACTTATTGTATATATGAATTTTGTCTCCTACAGAAAGCCCTTTGTTTATGGAGATTTCCGAGAAATTCTCTATCGGAAAAAGATGTTCTCCGGAACAGATGATTTCCTTTCCGCTAGAAGTTTTAATTTTATATGCTACCTTTTCTGTTTTTGAAAACACATTGACAACAACATTGTATCCAGAATTAGAGAGAATTTTATCTCCAATTTTAATGTCTTTCAATTGCTTCTTTTCATTTTCTGCACGTATCATAGTATTAGGATCCAAGCAATAACCATCACGGTTGCTCTGAGTGGCTGAAACAATAGGAACATTGAACTCTACTGCCAATGCTCTAATCTCTTCAGCAATAGATTTAATATAAGAATAACTGTTGACAGATCCACCCATCTTTATTCTTGATGAACTACAAATATTGATATAATCGACATAGATAATATCTGGGACAAAGTTCTTTTTTAGTCGAAGTTCATTTAGAAGATGTCTGAAATGTGCCGATCCAGCAGATGATGTTGGATATTCTTTAACAATTAATTTACCAATCCCCTTTGACTTCAAAGATGAGATCTTCTTTAAGAATGTTTCTTTTGGCATGATTTCTAAATCATCCATTGTTACATTCATTCTATTCGCATCAATTCGTTTAGAGATTTCTTCTTCAGACATTTCCATTGTGATGTATAGAACATTCTTACCTTGACCAATGTTATTGGCAGCAAAGTGACACATTAAAGCACTTTTGCCAACACCAGAACCGGCCAAAAGTACTGCAAGAGTTTTATTCTTCAATCCACCCTTAGTGATATTATTCAACAGTTCGATGTCAAATTCAACTCTAGTATCCTTTCGATGATAAAATTCATAACGAGATTCTGCATCTTCAGTATAATCGTGACCAATGTTAGTATCAAAAGAAACCGATAGTGCTTTAGTCAGCAGTTCTGGAATGGCACCTCGACCAATATCCTTCTTCTCGTTATCAATAATTTCAATTGAATCCACGATAGCATTATAAATTGCTTTATCTTGACAATGTTTCTCAGTCTCTTGCAGAAGCCAATCAATATTCTCTGGTTGAAGATCAACTAAATTATCAACTCTTTCTTTGACTTCTTTATATTGATCTTCAGATAGTCCCTTAAGTTTGTCAATCGAAACTGATATTACTTCTTTGGTAGGCATCTTATTATATGTTTCAACAAAGGCATTAATAATCTTAAATAGTTGTTTTTCTGAATTTGAAGTGAAATAATTCAATTCAAGAAAGGGTAATGCTTTTCTTGCATATTCTTCTGAGCAGATCAGATTATTAATGATAGTCTGTTCAATTTTACTCATTCAAATTCCTCATATTCTTTCTGGATATAATAAATTGCTAAAGAAACCCAGATGGTGTTGGATGCTGCTAAGGTTCCGCCAGCAAATAAAGAGAACCATTGTGCTAGGTGCCAATAATAATACACATTCCAATATCCCCATGATGCAAAGAATGCCATAGTTCCCCAATGAACACCTTTGATGGTTTTGTCAATAAGGATCTTTCGAATGTTAACGAGGGTTGATATGAAACCAACCCCCTCGAAACATCCGTTGATAATATCAGGCAGATTCATCAGTTAGATCTTCCAATTCATTTTCAAGTTCAACATCGGCTTCTTCATCACTTAAGAGGGTTCCACCAGATGCTGCAAACTTATGTTCAACAAATTCATTAAAAGACAACTCCTTTAGAATTGGAATCCAGAAATCTGCATTGTCAGTATCAGCAGCACGATATTTCTTCTCGGACACTTCTCCGGTTGTAGGATCAACCTTCTGATACCAACCATTAGATGGTTTAATTACATGACCAGATTCAAGAGCAAGATCTAGTAGACCAGACCAACGAGAGATACCTCCCTTATATGTCACAAGGAAAGTGAACTTAGACTTTTCCTTCACAAAACGAGACTTCTCAATATTGATTGTGAAATTCCAGCCAATAAGATCTGTTCCATCTTTTTCTTGTGCTTTACCGATAATAAATACCTGATTTGCGGAATACATGCCACCAGTACCACCAGACATAATTGCCTTAGAATATAATTCCATCGACTGATAAGTATGATTCACAACAATACATGGGATATCCTTGGTAGACAAACTAGGAGTAACAATTCTCCATAGAGACTTCATTTGTCGTGCGCGTGACATATCTGCAACAGTCTTACCATCAAGCGCATCATCTAGTTCTTTCTTTGATGCTAGATTGCCAACAGAATCAATGAAAATAACAACTTTATCTCCTCGCTTAATTTCTTCCAACCGCTTCGAAATATCAATCTTTAGTTGCTCAAGGTGTTCAATTGGAATGTGTAAAACTCGATCTGTATCAATACCATTAGATGAAATATATTCCGGTGTGATACCAAACTCAGAATCATAAAATAAACAAACCGCATCCGGATATTTATTCATATATGCCTTAACGAGGACCAAACCAAGAAGTGACTTAAAATGTTTCGATGGTCCAGCGAGAAACGTTAGTCCCGAAGTTAGTCCACCATCCAAATGACCAGATAGTGCTGCATTAATAATGGGAACTTCTGTAGGGATGCAATCTTTCTTATTGAAAAATGAAGATTTTGATAAAACTTCAGTTTCCTTAATGGAACCAGCAGACTTCATACGCTTTAGTAATTCGCTCATAATATATCCTCTCAGTGAACAGTTGGTTTATTAGATCCAGTTTTTACTGGAACAAAATCATCTTCATTGTCTTCTTCATCTTCTTCATTCAAGATATCTGTTAACGAAAGATCTTCTTCATCAATTGGATTGCCATCAGAACCAATAACAAGAACTTTATCACAAATATTATCGAACATGCCTAGTAGTCTAGAGGCAACTTCTCTGGCTGCACAATAACGACATTCTTCAAAAATGTCCAGAAAAATATCAATATATTTCTGTTCATCAACATCTTCTGATTCTTCATTTCCATCATTAAGAGAAAATGATATTGCAGGTTGATACAAAACTTCATCATCATGTTCATACTTATGAAGAACAATCATTACAGATCGTGTTCCAAACATCGACCAATTACTAATTGAGTTTTCCATATTCTTTCCTTTATTA